GTTTCAACATGCCTTTTCAATTAAGCCCAGGAGTAGCCGTTGTAGAAAAAGATTTTTCTTCAATCGTGCCCGCAGTTTCTTCTTCGGCTGGAGCCTTCGCAGGACCATTCGCTTGGGGTCCGATTGAAGATCCAGTTAGAGTCTCTTCTGAAAGTGATCTAGTAGCACGCTTTGGTGCGCCTAAAAATGAAAACTTTCAGTCATTCTTCACCGCAGCGAACTTTTTAGCATATACTAATAATATGTTGGTCTGCCGTACCGATGCAACCAATCTTAAGAATGCCGTATCAGTTCAGTCTGGATCAGTTACTGGTGTAGCAAACCTATCAGGTGGATCTGGTTATGTATTAGCTGATTCGATAACAGTATCTTTCAGCGCACCACAAGTTGCTGGTGGTACTACTGCAACAGGAACCGTAACTTTTACCACAAGTGAATCTGGTGGTACTACCTTTAAGAACATTACTGGAGTTACTATAGTTAATCCAGGATCTGGATATACTAGCGCTCCTACTGTTACTTTCAGCGCGCCATCTGGTTCTGGTGGCACAACAGCTACAGCCACAGCAGTTATAGCATCGGGTGGAGTAAAGATTAAGAACGTAAGCACTTATCTATATTCTTTCGCTAATGGAACTGGTTCTTATGGTCCTTGGGCTGCTAAGTTTGCCGGAACTAAAGGTAATGGTCTTAGAATTATTGCTGTAGATAAAGGTGGTTGGGCTGCAGCTACTGCAGAAATTAAAGGTTTGTTCCCATCTGCACCAGGTACCAGTAATTACGCAGCTGATAATGGTATTGCTGATGATGAACTACACATCGCCGTATTAGACAACGCCCGCGGTGATTTCAGCGGTGTACCTGGAACAGTATTAGAAAAATACACTTTTGTATCTAAACTATCTGACGCCCGTCGTAGCGATGGTTCTAATAATTATTACAAGAGTGTTATTAATTCTCAGTCAAAATACGTATGGTGGATGGACCATCTTGGATCCGGATCATCTGCAGACGACGTATATACAGACTGGTCCGGTACTACAGTAGTAGCTTCTGGTCAAAGTGTTACCTTTACAGTAGCTCCTGGTGGTGCAAACTTAGTTGTTGGTAGTACTACTAATAACTGGGCGACACTACAAGCATTCAAAACTGCTTTTGATGCAGCATCAGATAAAGCAGATTGGAAGGTAAAAATTACTGGACATGGTACAAACAACGGAACATGGACTGTGACAGCAGTTACTCCAATTGGTACTCCAGTTACATCTTATTCGATTACTCTTGTTGGAACAACTCTTGCAGCAGATGCTGCGCCAGATAGTGACGTAGTAGTCACTAATATTGCTAAACTCGCTTGGGGTACTACTGCAGAAACAGCAGCTGCGAGTGTAGTAACTGCTGGGACAAACAAAATTAAGCTTTTGACAGAGCACTCTGATATATCATTAAGCGGTGGAAAAGATGATTACGCATCTGGTGACGCTAATATTCTCGCCGGATACACGATGTTTCAAAATTCAGATGTTTATGATATATCGTTAGTTCCAGTAGGAAACGTTTCTGCGACAACCGCAGCTGCGATCGTTGGTGTTTTAGAAAATCGTAAAGACTGCGTAGTGTTCATATCGCCAAATGATAATGGTGAACCAATTACTTCTACTGGAAGTACTGCTACGACAGCGATTATTAATTATCGCAACGCAACGGCTTTGAATACTTCTTATGCTGTGATTGACTCTGGTTGGAAATATCAATACGACCGCTATAACGATGCATATCGTTGGGTACCTCTAAACGGCGATATTGCTGGTCTCTGCGCTCGCACTGATTATAACGCAGATCCTTGGTTCTCTCCTGGTGGTTTCAACCGTGGTCAAATCAAGAACGTTGTAAAGCTTGGATTTAATCCAGGTCAAGCTGATCGCGATGCTCTATATCCTGTAGGAATTAACCCAGTTGTTAATTTCCCAGGTCAAGGTGTGATATTATACGGCGATAAGACTATGCTTACTAAGCCAAGTGCGTTCGACCGTATCAATGTTCGCCGTCTCTTCATCGTACTTGAAAAAGCAATCGCAGTAGCTGCTAAATATCAAATGTTTGAGTTTAATGATTCGTTCACTCGTTCGCAGTTTAAGAATCTAGTTGAACCTTTCCTACGTGATGTTCAAGGACGCCGTGGTGTAACTGACTTCCGTGTTAAGTGTGATGAGACCAATAATACCGGTGAAGTTGTTGATCGTAACGAGTTTATCGCTGACATCTTTATTAAGCCAAATCGTTCTATCAATTACATTACACTGAACTTCGTAGCAGCTCGCTCAAGCGTAAGTTTCGAGGAAATTGGTGCTTAATATGAAAGGGAGGAAAATTCCTCCCTTATCAATAAATACTACTGATAAGATAACAAGGAGTCATAATGGCTAACATTTCAGATTTTAAGGCGCAGCTGATTGGTGGTGGAGCACGTGCCAACCAATTCAGAGTTCAGCTGAATTTTCCAACTTACGTATCTGCGGGTCCAGTAGTTGGTCAAAAAGCTCAGTTTCTCTGTAAAGCCGCACAACTTCCTGCTGCTACTATCGAAGATATGCCAATTCAGTATCGTGGTAGAGCTGTTCACTTTGCAGGCGAGCGTACTTTTGCTCCTTGGACAGTGACCGTATACAACGACACCGACTTTGCAATTCGCAACGCAATGGAACAATGGTCAGACGGTATTCAGAATCTACAAGCATCAACTGGACGTACTAATCCGCGTGACTATCAGGTCGATCTACTAGTACATCAGTTAGATAGAAATGGCGCAACAGTAAAAACATATACGTTCATTGATGCCTATCCAACAGAGATCGCTGCTATCGGTCTAGATTTTGATACTGCTAACGCTATTGAAACATTTGATGTAACGTTCGTGTATAACTACTGGACGTCTGACACAGCGACCGGCGGCGGAGCATTTGGAGTTAACGTATCGATCGATACTCCAATTGGTTCATTCCCGATTACGGGTTAATTTATAAAGTAATTTCATAATGCAAATTTTTGGTTTTGAAATAGCGCGCAAGAAGCAGTCGCAGCAAGTAACAGTAGTAGCTCCCGCCAATGACGACGGGGCTACTGTTGTTACGTCTGCCGCTGGTTACTATGCACAGGTGATGAATCTAGAAGCGACGATTAAGAATGAAAATGATCTCATTCGTCGCTATAGAGAAATTTCTCATTATCCAGATTGTGATGGTGCGATCGACGACATAGTCAACGAAGCTATCGTAGCAGACGACGAGAATCCACCAGTAGAGATAGTATTAGACGATCTAAAAGTTTCGTCTTCTATAAAAAAGAAGATCGAAGAAGAATTTGAAAATGTATTAAAGTTACTTAAGTTTGATACCAAGGGTCACGACATGTTCCGCACTTGGTATATCGACGGTAGACTATACTATCAGATTCTAGTCGACGATAAATCTCCAAAAAATGGAATCGTTGAGTTAAGACAGATCGATCCACGCAAGATTCGTAAGATTAAGAACGTTGAAAAACAGAAGAATGAGAATGGTGTTGAGGTCGTAAAGAAAGTAGAAGAATATTATATCTACAACGACAAAGGAATCAACGAGACTTCTGTTCAAGGAATTAAGTTACCTTTGGATTCAGTGATATACACTGGATCTGGATTAGTTGATGCTAACAGCGGTATGATGTTGTCTTATCTTCATAAGGCAATTAAGTTAGTGAATCAACTAAAGATGATGGAAGATGCTCTAGTCATCTATCGTATCAGTCGCGCACCTGAGCGCAGAATATTCTATGTTGACGTAGGTAATCTACCTAAGTTAAAAGCTGAGCAGTACGTCAACGATCTGATGAATAAGTTTCGTAATAAAGTTGTATATGACGCTACAACTGGTGAAGTTCGCGACGATCGCAAACACATGTCGATGATGGAAGATTTCTGGATGCCTCGTCGTGAAGGCGGTAAAGGAACAGAGATTACGACACTACCTGGTGGTCAAACACTCGGTCAGATTGAAGACATTCAGTTCTTTCAACAGAAATTATTCCAAGCACTGAACGTACCGATGTCGAGACTGAAGGGAGATACTGGATTTAATCTAGGTCGCTCTTCTGAGATTACTCGCGACGAAATCAAATTTACTAAGTTCGTGCAGCGCATACGCAAGAAGTTTACTAATCTATTCCTAGATGCTCTTAAGATTCAGTTAGTGTTGAAGGGTGTGATTACTATTGAAGATTGGGATGAGATATCGCAAGATATTCGATTCGACTTCATGAAGGATAATCACTTCTCAGAAATCAAAGATACTGAGATTATGCAGGGTAGAGTAAATCTACTTACAGCAATAGATCCATTCGTTGGTAAGTATTATTCTCCATCTTGGGTTAAGAAGAACATACTGAAGCTCAATGAAGAAGACATTGAAGAAATGGATGCTGAGAATGAAGACCATAATAGTACTTCTCTAGCAAAAGATCTGCTAAAACAAAAGATGCAAGGTGACATACAGAATGAGATTAATCAAGGAGCTGAAAAATGAGTACACGTGATCTAGTAGATGCACTTATTGCTGGAGACTCTCTAGCTATTGAGACTGCCTTTAATGCTACTATGGCAGATAAAGTATCTGCGTCATTAGACAACTATAGAGTTCAAGTAGCGCAGAACATGTTCAACACGCCAGAAGAGACTGAAGAAGAATCAGAAAGTTCAGAGGCTGAATCAGAAGAATGACTAGGTTTAATAAGTTTAGAAGAGAGATGTTGACTCAACA